GCTGGTGCGCACGTCCGCCATCTGCGCCGCCAGTTCCCGCAGCCGCGTCACGCGCGTCTGCTCCTGCATGGCGGATATGTAGGTGCGCCAGCCGAACGCGGTCGGCGTGATCTCCATGCACTGCATCAGCAGGTCGTTGTACTCCGCGCCGCACAGCCCGCGGATGGTCACTGCGTCTACCGGCCGCCCGGCGCTGAACAGCTTGACCGCAGCGTTGTATACCGTGCGCAGCTCGGGGATTGTGAAATCCTCCGGCCGGGTCAGGCTGATCAGCTCGCCCGCGATCGACGGATCTACCAGCAGGCAGCCGATCACGCTGTATTCTGCGTCAAGCGTCGCTTTCACTACCATTGCTCAAACTGTCCTCCTTTCGGTTTGGGCGGCTCAGGTGCGCCGCCGTATTTACCCTCGAGCACCTTGACCAGATTGTTTTCATTCATAAGCCAGTCGAAATCCGCCCGCCAGCCGCGGTCATTGCTGCCAGTACAGAAGTTGCTTGCCTGCGCGCGGTAAAACACATCGATCAGCTGCTCGGACGTATAACCGATAGCGTAAAGCCGACGCACCGCCTTCGCCCGTTTCTCCGTCAGCTTGACCGCCTGCGGCATACCGGTGCAGATCGTGTTGTACCGCTCCATGAGTTCCAGCGGTTTGATGTTCTCATCCGGTTTTCCCTCTTCTTCTTTTAACTGTGTATTTAACTGTTCCTTATACATTTCACCGTTTGGGGACAAGTCGTCACCGTTTGGGGACAGGGTGCTGTCACCGTTTGGTGACACCTCGCGACAAAACGGGGAAATGGGCAGTTTGCTTTCATCAAGCGAGTAAAACAGCGTCCGGTCATGGCTATCCCGGTTGTAATTTGCCGTCAGGACAACCCCAGCCTCTTTCAACTTTTTGACGATGCGCTCGATCTGCCGCTTGCTCCACCAAGGGAACAGTTTTTCCATTGCACGGATGCTGTTGTATGTCCAATACCGGCCATCATGGAAATGCCGGTCATTGGCTTCGTTTTTTGCGATCCAAAATTGAAGCATGGCAATAAAGACCGCCTCGTCTACGCCATACATGGCGGCGATTTGGCCGTCGAAATGATAAGTCATCCTTTACCGGCCTCCTCTGCACAGGCCGATAAAGCCTCCGGCTCACGCGGGATCACTCCGCGCGCCTTCAGCTCCCCGGGCGAAAATTTACGCATCACCGCCACCGCCTTTCGATCGGGCGGTTCAGCAGGCGTTCGATCCAAAGGCCCACCGCCAAAAAGGCGCAGCCCAACCCAAGCATCACGATAATAATATTGGCGATCATGTTTTTCTCCCTTCCCCCGACGCCGCCCTCTTGACAGCGCCGGTTTTTTGCTTTATCCTATAAATAGTTCAATTTTGTTTGCGCTCAGTCGCGGTTGCCGCCGCCCTGGGCGCTTTCCTTTTGCTGATTTGCCAACGCTGCCCGCATGAAGATGTTCGCAGCGACTTCCTTCATACGGTCGACGCACTTCTGGTGCTCCTCCACGTTGGACTTGGGCACCGTATTTTCATCGTCATAGATCCGGCACACTGCCTTGCGTCCGCTGGCGAGCGTGAACTCCCGCTCCATGACCAGCCTGCGGGTTTTGCTTTCCATGTGCATACCTCCTTTGCCTAATCCTATGCGCTACCGGCTTGTCTGCACGCCCCGGCCAGCCAGAATGATTTTTGCTTTCTCCGCCAAGACCGCAAAGGTGTCCAGCAGATGCGCACAGGTGATATAGTCCGGCAGCTCATCGTCCGATACGACGCGATCGAGCGCGATCTCAAACAGACGGCGCACCATGCGTTTCAGATGCTCCGGATCGTCGCAGACCAGGCCGACTTCCAGCGCGAGCTGCTGCAGATCGCAGTCCTGCTCGGGCAGTTTGGATGAAGCGCCGAGCGGACATCGGTTGCAGTAATGTCCCCGCAGCCATGCTGCGCGGTACAGCTCGGCCATTTGCGCAACCTTTTCCGGCGACGGTATGCGGGTCTCCTGCTCGATGTCCTGCAGACAGCGCACCGACCAGCCTAATCGCTCCGCTGCGGCTTCCTGCGTCAAACCCGCACCCTCGCGGGCACTTTGGTAGATATTCTGATAGTGCTGCATCGTGGTGTTTCCCTCCTTTCCGTGGTATAATGCGGACATAAGATCAGACCGCAGCTTGCGACGGCTCGTCCGCGTACAGGTCGTCGATGGTGCAGCCGAGGAAGGCCGCCAGCTCGGGCATGACCCGGCTCGGCGGGTAGCCGCCCTCGCTCTCCCACTTGACGACGGTTGGCTGCGCGACGCCAAACTGCGCCGCCAGATCGACCTGCTTGATGCCGCGCGCCTCGCGGTATTTCTTGATGGTTTTCATGGACTCCCTCCTTTCTGGCGTTTTCCTTTCCCCTGTGATAAAATGGCAGGGAAAGGAAGTGGTTTTATGGTTGATCTCACCGAAAATGACGTGAAAATTCTGCGCTATATTAAAAAATATGTCTCTGCATCCATTGCAGATATGGAAAACGCTATGCCAGACATCAAAGCACTTTGCTACCGTGTTGAGGTTCTCTCCACTCCGGAATACCGAAAGGTTCATTCAATCTCGTTACCTATCGAAAATACTGCATTTCTCGAAGAAGACTATGAACTTGCAACAACGGACATAGGGGAAACAGTATCCAATCCGCTCGGAATATATCGGCTTACGGCATTTGGTGATAAAGCTCTACAAGATTACGAACATCAGCGCATCTCGCGTCAGAAAGAACTCTGGTAAAAAAATGCCTGGATACCGATTTTGGTGTCATTGGTTACCAACCTGTTAATACATGGAATAACAGAGTTGTGGCCGCTGATAAAAGGATGGGCAAGCCATATTCTTTAATAAATCTCACCCTCTCACCTCCTTATATCGCGTTTCTTGATATATACTATATATCGTTTTTTTTGATATGTCAATATAAATTTACAATATTGCGATATTTATTTTTTTGATATTACTTTTTGTGATACAATAAGCCCGAGGTGAGACTATGAATCGAATTAAGGAACTACGGGCAGAAAATGAACTTTTGCAATCTGACCTCGCCTCTCGGCTTAAAGTGCGCCAAAATACCGTATCAAATTGGGAGACTGGACGCTCCGAACCAGATCAGGATGCTCTACGTGAGATGTCTAAAATTTTCGATGTCTCCATCGACTACATCCTCGGCAATACGGACATAAAAAAAGCGCCCTCTTATGAGGACGCAGGACTAAGCACGGAGGAAGCCGAATTGCTTAAACTGTTCCGAAAGGCCCCTCCTGCTTTGCAGGATGCAGCCCTTCGGGTCTTGGAGGCCGACCAGAAGAAAGTATCTTCCTGACCTTCTCCATCGCGGCAGACGGATCATTTGATTTCCGTATCAGCTCTATCAGTTGTTTTTCACGATCCGTCATGCTTTCGCCCCTTCTGCAAAAATCGAACAAGTGTTTGCTTTTCTAATAATACACCGTATCTTGATTTTTGGCAAGGGGAAAATCTACATATGGTTAAAATTCACAAAATACAGGTGTTCAAATTGAACACGCAAAAAAAGCGCCCGCCCCAGTGGTGACGCACCGGAACGGGCAAAAACGGAGTGTTTCACACGACCCTCCATCAATATTATACAAGATTGGCTAATTTTGTCAATCCAAGGAGGAAAAAGAGATGGAAGAAAACAAAAAGGCTAAAAAGCCCATTTTTAAACGATGGTGGTTTTGGCTAATCGTGGTTGTGATTGTGATCGGTGTGATCGGCTCCCAAGGGGATTCAGAAACAAATACTGATGATTCACAGACTGCTGAGCAAACGCAGACAACCACAAATGAACAAAGCGAGCAAACCGACGTAGCAGACGAACCTGTAGAGCAGCCGGTCGAAGATCCAACCGCCGGTATGACCATGTCACAGGCGAATGCCTACAAATCCGCGCTGTCATATCTTGATTTTTCGGCATTCAGCCGCAGCGGTCTGATTGAACAGCTCGAGTTTGAGGGATACTCAACCGAGGATGCAACCTTCGCTGTTGACAAATGTGGCGCTGATTGGGCAGAACAGGCCGAAAAGTCTGCACAATCCTATTTGGAATTCTCCGCATTTTCGCAGCAGGGCTTAATTGACCAGCTTGTATTCGAGGGTTTCTCCAACGAGGATGCCACGGCAGCCGCGGCAAACTGCGGTGCGGACTGGAATGAGCAGGCGGCAAAATCCGCACAAAATTATCTGGAATTTTCCTCGTTCTCGCGCCAAGGACTGATTGACCAGCTTGTATACGAGGGTTTTACACAGGCGCAGGCCGAATATGGTGTAACAGCCGCAGGATACTAACATCTTAGCAGACCACAATCGTACATCGTATTCTCATATTTAGCCATATGAGATTGCTGTTACTCTTCGTTATGGGACACCTAACGGTATGCAACTACCCGGCGCTGGCTTCATAGGAGCGCACCCTTGCTGTTGAGTTTTTAAGGAACACACGGTGAATTTCTATCACCATGTATATTGTACGTTATAATAGACAATCTTCGCAATAATCAACTTATCTAAAATTATGATATAGAAATTATTGATTTTGTCTATTTCAACGTACAACTCATAAGACTATCAATGATACATATAAAAATCATACAAAGATAATCATGGGCTCTTGACAACAATAATACTATATGGTATTATTGTCATGTAAGGAGGAATCGAAATGGCAAAGGCTACTGCAATTTGCACCTGCAAAAAATGTGGTGCTACATTTGAGAAAACGACAGTTAAGCGTAACCGTCGAGAAGCGGATAGTTGGGAAGAATGGGCAGTCAATACTTTTGATACTTGCCCCGAATGCGAGCATGAAGAAAATGCTAAAAGAGCTGCTGCAATCGCAGAAGAAGCGAAAGTTAATGGTCTTCCTGCTCTGATTGGCACCCCGAACCAAGTTATTTGGGCTGAACAACTGCGCAAAAGCATGATCGAACTTTTTAGCAAATTGTACGATGAAGCTAAGGCTATAATCATCGAAGATGCCGAAGAAAACGAATTTGGCATTCATAAAGTAGAATATGCCGATAGGGCTTACGAATACTTTTTACGCCAGGACAAGGCGTCTTGGTGGATCGATCGCCGAAACGATCCACTGAATGTTTATTTCCATGAGCAGATGATTAGGTTTCAGCGGGAGGATCGAGAAAAAGTCCCTGAATCTGTTGCCGCTGAGACCACGATCACCCCGGAGGAGCAGACTAAGGACGTTGCCGAAATTATTTTATCTGATAATGCTGTAGTGGCAAAGTACCCACGGGATAACGATTTCCGCGAGGTAGTGAAAGGCTGCGGATTTCGTTGGGATGCAGACAAGCGCTGCTGGACAATGAGTATTACCAGCACCAGTGGCTCAGCGGTAGACCGGGCTGCAGAGCTGTCAAACGCCCTGTTGCGCGCAGGATTCGCTGTCCGGTGCAGCGATGCGGAAGTACGGGAAAAGGCCGTCAACGCCGCTTTTGAGCCGCGTTGCGATCGCTGGGTTATGCTCTGCGTATCCGGCGAATATGCTGGATGGCTGTGCATCAAATATCCGCGCGGCACGGATGAGCTGTATCATGCAGCCCGGGCTATTAAGGGCGCAAGGTATAGCCACGGAAGCATTTATGTTCCGGTGTCAAATCACAATTTGGTAGAGGATTTTGCCAATCTTTACGAATTTAGATTCTCAGACAGGGCAAAGCAAGCTATTTCCAAGTTCAATTCCCAGCGACAATCCGCCATCACCGCCGCCGAGCCGTTAGTCCCCGAGTTTCAGGACAAGCTCGCGGAAATCCTGCAATCCTCTGATGATATTATCCCCGATCTGAGTGATGACTAATGAAATTACTCACGGAGCTTTTCGATTACCAGCGTGCGGCGGTTGAAAAGCTGTCGCACGTCAAGGTCGGCGCGCTTTATATGGAAATGGGCACCGGGAAGACCCGGACGGCGCTGGAGCTTATCCAGCGCCGCCTGGATGCCGGGAAAGTGCGGCAAGTGCTGTGGTTGTGTCCGTACTCGGTGCAGCGCGATCTGCCGGAGCTTTTGGCAGAGCACGCGCAGGGATTCGAGCAGGAAATCCGCATTGCCGGGATAGAATCCCTTTCCAGCTCGCTCCGGTTGTGGCGAGAGCTGATGGAGTATGTGCAGGCCGCGCCCACCTATCTGGTGGTGGATGAAAGCCTGCTCGTGAAAAACCCGTTTGCATACCGCACGCAGCGGATCACCGACCTGTCGCGTAAATGCGCTTATAAGCTGATACTAAACGGTACGCCGATCAGCCGCAACGAGGCCGACCTGTTTGCCCAGTGGTATATACTCGACTGGCGCATCCTCGGCTACCAGAGCTATTACAGTTTCAGCGCAAACCATCTGGAGATGGATCCAGAGCGTCCCGGACGTGTGGCGCGCGTACTGAACACGGACTACCTTGCCCGTAAGATCGCGCCATACACATACCAGTGCAGCAAGGACGACGTTCTTGATCTGCCGTCCAAAATCCGGCATGACCGTCCGTTCTGGCTCACGGATGCGCAGGAAGCGCACTATTCCGACGCATCCGAAATACTGCTGGGTATGGTGGACGAAATGAAGCCAGAAACCATATACCGCCTTTTTGGCGCGTTGCAAGGGATAACCAGCGGATTTTATGTAGATTTCTCCACCGATAAGCAGCATTGCAGTTTTTCGCCCCTGCTTTCGCCGGAGAATAACCCTCGCATAAAAGCCCTGCAAAAGGTGCTGCAGGAAATCGGCGCAGAACAGGCAGTGATCTACTGCCACTATACGCAGGAGATCATGGATATTATGGATGTGCTGGGAGACAAGGCGCTGCCGTTTTACGGCGACCTATCGCCGCAGCAGCGGCAGGCAAACAAAACGGATTTTAGGGCCGGCAAGGTACAGTATCTCGTAGCCAATAAAAGCTGCGCGCAGTTCGGCCTTAACCTCCAATTTTGCAATCACGAAATTTTTTACAATAACGATTGGGACTGGGGCACCCGTGCCCAGGCCGAGGACAGGCTTCACCGTGCCGGGCAGACGAAAGACGTGCATATTTATGACATATACGCCAGAGATACGCTGGACGCGACTATCCTGCGGTGCCTGGATAAAAAGGAGCGCATGTCCGACCTTTTTAAATCCGAAGTATCATCGCACAATAAGGAGAGCCTAAAGCAGAAGCTAAGAGCAGCGATGCTTGGACACCTCGACAAGGAGGGCGAAGAAAACGGAAAAGATCTACCAACAAAAAAATGTATATGAAGCGTTTCAAGAGCGACTGGACTATGTTTTTTCTGAGTTTGACAATATCTATGTTTCATTCTCAGGCGGCAAAGATTCAGGGCTTCTTCTCAATCTGGTGCTGCAATACATGGAACAGCACGACATCCGTCGTCCGATTGGGCTATTTCATCAGGATTTCGAGGCTCAATACCAGAAAACAACCGAATTCGTCGAGCGAACATTCGACCGGATGCCGGATTTCGTGGAGAAATTCTGGTGCTGCCTGCCAATGGGAAGCAAGACCAACCTGTCAAACTACGAGCTATACTGGTATCCGTGGGACCCAGACAAGCGCGACATCTGGGTGCGTCCCATGCCAGAGCGTCCGGAGATCATCAACCTGGACAACAACCCGTTTGATTTCTACCAGTACAAAATGCTGCAAGAGGATCTGTACAAGCAATTCGGCCGTTGGTACAAGAACCACTGCGGCGGCGGTAAAACCGTCGGGCTGATCGGCGTGCGCGCCAATGAAAGCCTGAGCCGGTACAGCGGTGTAGTCAATAAGCGGCATCCGTACAACGGCCGCATGTGGATCACGCAAGGTCACAAGGATGTGTGGTCGGCCTCCCCTCTATACGATTGGGAAGTTCAGGATGTATGGACGGCCAACGGGAAATTTGGATTTGATTATAACCGGCTCTATGACCTGATGTATAAGGCAGGCGTACCAATCGCAGAAATGCGCGTCGCCAGCCCATTCAATGAGTGGGCAGCGCAGTCCCTTAACCTGTACCGTGTGATCGAGCCTGAGACATGGACAAAGCTCGTAGGCCGCGTGCAGGGCGCGAATTTCGGTGCAATATATGGCAGCACCAAAGCGCTTGGATACCGGGACATGAAGCTACCAGAGGGGCACACATGGAAATCATACACTATGTTTCTTCTTTCCACTCTTCCTCCCAACGTCCGCGACGGCTATCTCGAAAAGTTCAAAACTTCCATCAAGTTTTGGGCAGAAACGGGAGGTGGTTTCTCGGATGACGTGATAAGAGAGATTGAGGACTGCGGTTATCAAATTAGGCGCAACGGCGTGTCCAACTACTCCAAGGACGGCAAAAGCCGGATTGTATTTGAAGGCGGCATCCCCGACGATACGGACGATGTGAAAAGCACGATCGACATCCCGTCGTGGAAGCGGATGTGCGCCTGCATTCTGAAAAATGACCATCTGTGCCGGTTCATGGGCTTCGGCCCGACCAAGCAGCAGGCGCAGAAGATCAAGGCGATCAAGCAGAAATACGCGGCGCTGATCCGCGGGAAGGAGGCAAAATAATTGGAATACAAATCCCCTGTATACGGCGTGCGGCCGGTACCCATTGAGAAAATCAGAGCCAACGAGTACAATCCTAACCATGTTGCACCGCCGGAAATGCGGCTGCTGTACGATAGCATAAAAGAGGACGGATACACCATGCCCATCGTCTGCTATTACAACGAGGCGGACAATATGTACGAAATCGTGGATGGGTTCCACCGGTATACCGTCATGCTCCAGCACGAGGACATCAGGGAACGCGAGCACGGCATGCTGCCTGTCTCCGTGATCGATAAGCCCATCGACGAGCGCATGGCCTCCACGATCCGCCATAACAGAGCCAGAGGCACACACGACGTCGATCTAATGGGAAACATTGTAGCGGAGCTGCATAAGATTGGGCGTTCGGATGCCTGGCTGGCAAAGCATCTCGGCATGGATAAGGATGAAATACTTCGTCTTAAGCAGATTACAGGTCTTGCCGAAGCGTTTAAGGATAATGAATTTTCGGCTTCATGGGAGCCGGGAGAAATAAAGGAGGATTTCTAAATGATTTACGAAGTTGGAAAGCGCGCATTTATGCCTACCGGAGAAGATTCCATTCGGTTCCAAGTCACTGACGCTGGATGCGTACTATTGCTGATGCACAATAAACCAAACGCTAAAGAGAAACGCAGGTATAAAGCAACACCTCAGATTAAGTTCTGTGTGGTAAACGATATTATTTTCCTGCTTGCTCGCTTTGGAGATGCCCCGTGGATGGACGCGCCTTTTTATAAAGGCCTTTCCAGATTCACGCACTTGGACGTTCCGGGAGAGGGACAAGGGCTGATGCTACATTTTATGTATGTTGACAGCAGTACCGGAATTCTCCTCGAACAAAGATTGATCGGTCTGGATCACGATATGTCATGCCGTTTAATTGCGGCAATCGCCACACAGCCCACAATCCCGAACTATGATTATGTGTTAGATTCCACTTATGCCCAGTATACAACACGGGCACTGGTAGAAATGGCAGATGCACAATGCTAATATCACTTGCCCAATACGCCGAAAAGAATGGGAAAAATCCCGCAAATGCCCGACAAATGGCCCTGCGTGGTAGTTTTCACTCTGCAAAAAAAATAGGACGAAACTGGGTTATCGATGAAGATGAGCCGTGGCCTGATCGTCGAATAAAAAACGGGCAATATATTGGAGCCAGAGAAAAGAATAAGCCCCGGCCATAAGGCCGGGGCTTTTCCGTGTCCAAATTGAACACCTTATTTATTCGCCGCGCGGTACGCGACGATCGAGGCTTGCAGCGCCTCATGGCGCATGTTGACGTCGTCCGGTTTACTGTCCGTGCCACCGTTGATCGCGCCGCATTCGAGCATCTCGCGCACCTCCGCCTTCCAATAATCCGGTACATCGCTGATGGTCTTGTACAGCGGGTTGACCCTGCCGTACATCTCCTCAAATTCTTTCTGAGTCATGGTGTCATCCTCCTTGTCATCATCTACAGGCTTGCCGAAGCCCTCCGCCACGCCGTCCGCGATCGCGCGGGCGACGGCGTCGAACTCCCTGCCGTACAGGTCCATATCATCCCGATCATCAATAAAGCAGGTCTCCACCAGCGCATGGCTCACGCCGCGCTTGAACACATGCTTGAGCACGGCCAGCCCCGAGCTGCGCTTGACTCCCCTGTTTTTGAAGCCTAATGCACATGCACGCCGCAGGATCGCCTGCTCGACCGTCACGCCCTGTTCGTTCGTGTGCACGAAGATCTCCGTGCCAGTCGTACGACCGTTGCCATTGGGATCATTCGCCGCAGAATTGAGATGAAACTCGAGCACATAGGAGACGCCGGAGAGCGGCAGGCTGCCGCCTTGCGTCACCACCTTGTATGCATCCTTGCTCTGGTCGTACAGTGCAACCTCGAAGCCGTACGCCCGCAGCAGCGGCGCGACCGCGTTCGCCATGCGCCTGGTCTCCACCGCTTCCGTGTAGCCGCAGCCCACCGCGCCCGGATCATACGGCGTGCCGCCGTGGCCTGCAATCAGTAAAATCTTCATTTTCGCTCCTTTCCGGGGCAAACAAAATGCCCCGCCTTGACTTCGGCGAAGCACATGGTATAATATAAACACAAAGGGGCGCTGTCGGCAGACGGCTGACCCGAGGTAATTGCTACAAAGTAGCCGCTAACTCTTGGTCGGAGGGGCGGCTACTTTGCATATGTAACAAAAATGTGTAACAAAATTGCTGCACATATTGAAATCCTTATGAATTTCATGTTCATACGCACCACCCCTTTCGCAAGGAGTGGACAGCCGCCCGCCGCTGGGAACGACAGCGCCCGACTTATTATACCATCGTGCGCCGCACTTTGTCTATATTTGCCGCCCTCGGGCGGCTTTTGTTATTTCTGCAAGGGACTCTCGTAGGATTTTGCCCGGTCGCTGTCGGTCAGGCCGCTGGTGGTCGGGTCGTTGAGCGCCGACCAGATGTTGGACGCGATCAGGAACAGGCAGTACGGGTTGGTGAAAGTGCTTTTCACCACTTCCCACAGGGCAGGCCAGCTGGTCATATCGGCGGCCGTCAGGCCGGCATAGGCCAGTGCGGTTGCGAATGCCCCGAGGATGATCTGCACCCAGAAAACCGGGTTCTTGATTCTTACCTTCCAGTTCATACTATGTAAACCCCTTTCAGTTCTTTCTCGTGGGCAGCGCCATGATTTCTTTTACGAGCTTGGTCACCGTGCCGTTGCCGCCCAGTTCATGATATGCTTCGTACATGGCTTGCACGTTCTCCTGCGCATAGATCGGGATCTCTCCCTTTTCTACGTACCGGCCGTGCATGGTGATGATCTCGCTGCGCAGCAGGCTTTTGATGGCATCCCGTTCGACGCGCTGCTTGCCGATCTCCTTGAGTGCCAGTCGGTACCCTGCGCCGAGGATGGCGACCGCCGCCGTCATGAGCAGCTCAAACAGATGTTTTGCGATAAATTCTTCCATAGGCAAGGTGGGGCGGTTCTACCCGCCCCGTCACCTCCGTTCCTTTCCGGCCTTTATGGCCTGTCCCATATCATAGGGGCATATATCCCCTCTGTTTTGCCGTGAAATAGTCAAACGCGCATCGGCATCACCCCTTTTACTTTTACACCCGTGCTACGATTTGTCACCCACCCAGCGGTGCATCAGGTTTTCCAGTTTGACCGCCGCCCAGCTGAGCACCAGCCACGCCGCCGCGAACTGCGGGCACACCTGCCCCCAGAGGTTGCCGGGCATGTCGGAGTAGTCCCACACATCCCAGCCCAGCCAGCGGTTGACGATCAGCCCGACGAGCAGCTCGAGCGCGGTCACGATCGCCGCGCC